TAGAGCACTCGTGCTTTGGTAAGCCGGGTCAAACTTTGGTCTATTAGGTGATCGACGCCCTCTCTGTGGGGCATACCGGGGTTATTGTACTTCGCTTTGTACACTAGCCGGTGCGCGCCGGGGGTAATGTCCGCATGGAAAACAGTATTGATAAACTCGCGTACTTCTTCGGGGTAGTAGTCCACTACCTCGTCGCCGACGCCGCGAATCTTGGATTTGGGGTTAGGCCGCTCTTCCTTGTCAGGGAGTGTTTCTACGTCTTGCTTTGTTTGGGGTTGTGTCTGTACGTCTTCTTCGGTACTATCTGTAGTATCAGTCATTAGTGAATCGCTCCTGATGTTGATAAACGCTGTTGCCCTAGTCGCGTAGATGCACAGCTTGAGAGCCCCGCAAGGGGCTTTTTATTTTCTACTTCCCATATCTTTTCATAATATTCGGCTCCGCTGCGAGTGGTAGTCCTTGAGCCCATTCTGGCGGTGTCTCCATTACCATCTGCAAGTGATTTGCGACGGCTTGTGCTTTTTCTTCGGGAACCTCTAAGCCTATTTCATCGTGACAGTGAAGTACAGCATCATCTACTTGCCTTATAGAATGGCGCAATAAAGCAGCACAAAAAGCCTGATCGACGTTCTCTGCTAACAGTCCACGCCATAATTTATAGCGGGGCCATTCCGTATCGTCTGCTTTCGGTTTCCAGTTCGCTTTTAACGCTGTTAGTTGACGCTGCGTGCCGTACTCAGTTTCTACGACATCTATGCGTGCTTGTGGATATGATATGTAGTGATCGCCCGGTAGCCTGCACATTAGCGTACCGTCAATTCTGTCGTAGGCGTAGGTGAAAATGTAGCTGACTCTACCCGCCTTAAATTCTGTGCCGGGATTACGCACGGCTAACATGGCGGCTTTCTCCAGTGCGTTCCAAAAAGTTTCGGCCCACGCATTAGCATGACGCCAGCGCGCTACGATTGTTTTTACTTCATGCTCGGGCAAGAACACGCTGTAGTTCTTCGCCATTGAATTGAAAGCGCCGACCGCACCACCATAACCAAGTGACAGGAGTACCACTTTACCTACCTGCCTAAGTTCTGTGCCTGCGTCCCGGGCCGCTTCTTCGTATGCGTCCAGCGGCTTGTCGTCTGCCGGGGCTGCGTCATAGGCTGCAAAGGCGTCTAAACGCACTTGGGCTCTTGGGTCGTCTGCTAACCACGGCAGGGCTCGGCTTTCTATGCCTGACCAATCGTTGACCACAAACACGTTGCCCGGGGCGGGCACCAGCGCAGGGCGCAGCAGCTTAGACAGGGTATCCATGACGGTACCCTCGTCGAGTTTCTGCCCTGCCACCATCATAGAGCGTAACTGTTCTGCTTCTTCTACCTTCCAGCAGTCACGGCGGAAGTTATGTAGTTGTAGACCTCGGCTGGTGTACCTGAGAGTAGCCGCGCCAGCGTACATAAATGCGCCGCGTACTCTGTCGTCTTCCTCGTCGGCTCTCTCTACCATGCGTTTAAACTTGCTTACGCTTGACTTGTTGCCGTCGTCCAGTGCGGCGATCACGTTGTAGGCGTCGTCGGCTATAACTAACTCGCCCGAGTCAGCGCGACCGAGAAGGTTAGCGCGTATGTCCTTGGCTAGTGAGTTTTTACGCACCCCGTCTTTATGAATTACGGTTAGCTCCCGGGCGCTTTCAGGAAGCCGAGGGAGTAGCCAATCTTTTATTCTGGCGTTCTGTGTGTGCTTGGTTACTGCGCCGCCTGTCAAGTCTGATAACTCTTGTCCTATGGCGTTCGTTTCCACGGCGGCGTGTGCTGATGCCTGCTCCGCTAGTGGTCGATCAATGCGTATGCCTCGGTCATTGATGCGCTCATTGGCTAACCAATCGGCGTGTTCGTTTGGCGACAGTAAACGGCATGAATTTACCAGCGACTTGGTAGCCCTAACGTCGTCTAAACAGTATGCGCCGAGTTCATGTAGCTCGTTACGGTTCTCGTTAAACTGCCCGGTGAGTTTGTTCGGTATGCACAGCTTACGGATAAGCGCAGCGCCAGTGTGACTCTTGCGGTGCTTCGCGTTCAGTGCCCGGGTAGCGTCGTCTAGGTTCGCTGGTAGGGCGTTTACACGCGCTTGCGCGCTGGTGCAGTACCAGCTATCAACGGGTACCGGCGGAAAAAGATGATCGTCTACCGCTATGTACTCCCATATTTGCTGATCGAATCTGGCGTTATGCGCCGCTATCAACCCGCCCCCTTCTAAGTGCCCGCGTATCACGGCGGCTAACCCGGAGGGTATTTCATTCTCGTAGCCGTACCAGAGCCACTCCCTTTCGTCGTCAGGGTCAGAGAAACACGCCGCCATGCACAGAATCTCCGTGCTGCGGTCTTGGCAATACTTGTCACCGCCAGCGGTCTTTAACTCGACACGCGAGCGCGTTTCAAAATCTATAATGAGTAAGTTAGTCATAGTTTAGGGTACGGAATCTCAGTAGGTTTTTGTTTTCCTTCAAGGTTGTAACGGTATATGTATTTCCCCGGTACTGTTATTTCTTTTAGCAGCCCCTTCTCATGCAGAGCCCGCAGCCGTTTTACAAAGGGCTTGTACTCGCCTTTATATTTAGTTCTGAGCGCCCGGGAGTGGTAAGCCCGCCCCTCCGGTGTGATTAATTTTTTATCTTTTGGTGTGACGCCTATAAACTGCCAGTTAGCCGCTTGGTAAACAAAACCAACGTGCCCGTGATAGGGGTCTGCGTAACTTATGCAGACGCGGTAATTAAAGTGTTTCTTTAACTGTTTAAGCGCATCGGATATAAATTTTGACGCGGTGTTACGCGGGCAGGTATCCAGCAAACACAAACGCCGCAACTCTATAACGTCGCCCTCTACGCTACCGTATTTCTTCCACGCCGTAGTGGACAACTCGCCGAACAGTATAGCGCCTACCAAGCTGCCGCCACTATACAGCCCATAACATTGAGTTACTTTACAGCCGTTTATACTTTTACTGTAGTGAGTGGACTCTATAAAACCCCGCACTGTCGCTACGGGTACCGGCGCAGTAGTTAAGCTATTCACAGCCGTAACGCTCGTGATTTTTCAGCGAGCCACGTTACCGTATCCCACGCGCCGCGTTTATGCGCCATTACCATTTCACGCTGTATGAGCGTTAGCGGGTCCATTAGTGTGTGGTCTCGTCAGGGTCGCGGACCAAGCCCGCATCACGCATTATTGTGCTACTCTCTGCCTCCCCGCTACGCACCCTTTCAAATAGTCCCGGCTCGCGGTGTGCGCTGTCCAGCGCCTCGCCGTAGTCACGCCGCAACTCTGTCGCCGTGGTGTTAAGGTAGTCTATTAGCGCTTCTTGTAGCTCGTCTAATGTGTTGTCATCGTGTTCTGTTTCCAGTACCGTTTGGTGCAGTGCTTCGCCAAATGCCGCTGTTAGCAGGAGCATAGCGGACGGTACCCGCACCGCGACGTTAGCGCCGCTCTCGGGGGACGCTATGTACATCGTATTCGACTGCATAAACTCGCGGACATACTCAATAGCCTCGCGCTGGATTGAGCGCATTGCAACTTCCGGCAACGCGTCCCACATTTTTTTAGTCATTGCTCGTAGTCTCCCATTCAATCAACAAATCAAGATAATGCCGTGCTTTCTTCAAGTCTTCGACGCCGTTCTTAACGCGCCAGCGTGACACATACTTAATTACATTCCCTTCGACGAATCCTAGATTGTTCGCCATGATGTAGTCAGTCGGTTGTATCGCCATGTCCTTGTAGTGATTGCCGCCCACTTGCACGTCAATTGCTTTCTTTCTTTGCGGCATTGCTATTTTCTCCTCCTTCAATCACCTCAACTCCCTGCGCTGGCAAGTAGTAATACAACACGTCAACGTCGCACTCTATGTTTAAACGTACTGACTCAGTTGCTTTGTAGTAAGTTAAAACTGGTTCCTCCGAAATCACACATCCTACTCCATCCACTTCGATTATCGGCGTCGGGAGCGCTGGCGGCACGGCTTCTATTGATTCAGGTACTTCGTTCTCTGCTACGCGTTCGCCTATGCTAGCGCCGATAAAGAAAAGTCCAGTAACCGCCATGCCTGCACAAGCCACAACAAACGCACCTTTAACCATGCCTATTGTTTTCATTATTTTCTCCGAGGGAGTTTAAACGTGAGAGTTAAAAAAGGGGGCTTTCGCCCCCAAAGTTTACTTAGCAATAGCGCGTCGCCGTTTCGTACTCTTCGGCTTTTCCGCTACAGGCTCGGGCGCGTCCTCTTCGGGCGCGTCCTCTTCGGCGTCGTCCTCCGCTACTGGCTCGGGCGCGTCTGCCTCTGCTGCGTCAAGCGGCATCCAATCTTTCACCGAAAACACAGGGAAGTACGTTTTCCCGTACTCTTTGTGCTTATACCAGTCTGACTCAAGAGATATTACAGGCATTACGTTATTAGTGCCTTTTTCCTCTTCTTTAGCCGCTTGTTCAATTAGTGATTGAAGTAACGCGCCTGCCGCTTTGCCGCCGCCCATACTGGTGGTCTTGTAAAGCACCTGAGTGCCTTTGTCGTCACCGTTTAATCAGTACAGCAAGAAGCCTACTTGTCTCTTCCACG